TTTGCGCAGAGTGCTGTGCAGGATACTGGTGTTGCAGGAGTCAGCGTGCCGATTGCGGCCGTGCCCGCCGGGATTGAACTCTTGATATCCGCATCAATTTGCTTGAGGCAGGGATTAACGCCGGTTCCTGATCCACAACCCGCCGCCGCAGTCGTTGACTGTACTGATAAATCCCAACCATCAACTGCGGCCCCAGAGGCAAGCGAGCCAGCCGCATATGCGCCGGATGCTACAGCGCCAGATGGGACGGTATAGACGCCGACCTTGAGATTTTTGCTCGCATCATCCTGCGCCTGATCCCATGTCGTCCCGTTGTAGAAATAGTTGTGGTTGACGACAGGAGAACCGAACGTTGTTGAAGTTGCGATGCCACTAGTCGCGTCTGTAACATTGTTGTTCGCATTGTCCACGGTCATATGAAGCGAACCAGCCGATGTGACCTGGAGCGCCACCATCTGCCCGTTCGTAAGCGACGGCGCAGACGATAGATATTCCGCACCGGCTGCGGTGCCGGTCGCCGGGAAGGTGGCCGAGAACGAGGACGACGTGCCCCCTGTACCACCACCGACCTTCACGTTGACGAGCAGATTGCCGGCGTTGTCGAGCTGGAACGGCGAGACGTTTCCGGTCGTGATCGTCGTCGGCGTGGTGTTGAACTGGCCCAGAGCCAGTGCGCCATTCGTGGGCGAGGCTACGTTCTGCGTACTCGCAGCGAGACCCCACGTCGCGATCGTCGTGGGATTGACCGTGCCGATGGCAGTGGCGGAACTCGCCTGCAGAGTAGCCTGAACGGCAAACGTGCCGGTGCCGACCACGGTGGCGTTAAGGTTCGCGGGGGTCGCCTGAGTGACCGTGTTGGTCCAGGTACCGGACTGACTGACCGCCGGAACGTTGGTGACGAAGGCGTTCACGCCGACGACGGCGACCGCTCCCGGTGATGTCCCGTAGTTCGACGGCGCTCCCAGCGCCGTTCCGTCGACCTGCGTGAGATTGATGGTCCACGGCCCGGAGGCCTGCGTGACCGCGCCGATGGTGGCCGCGCCCGCGCTGAGCCCGACGGTCCACGTCCCGCTCTCGGCAGCCTGAACGGCGAAGGTTCCAGCATTGGATACGGGCTGCGTCGCTTGCCAAAATGTTCCGGTTACGGGGAACGTGCCACCCGTTCCCGTCACCAACCACGCTACCGTATTCGCGGTGTTGCCGGGTTGCACGGTCCAAACACCGCTTTCCGTCGCGGCTACCGTTCCAGTAATTGTCGTCGAGGTTAGCGAAACAGGTTGCGTAGTTTGCCAGAACGTCCCGCTGACGGGCTGCGTGGCCTGCCAAAACGTACCCGAAACAGGAAACGTCGCGCCCGTGGCAGGCGATACCCACAGCGGATTGGTCGCGCTTGGCGCGGCACTAAGTATCTGCGTAAGGTTGACGTTACCGCCGCTGCCACTACCGGAACCGCCGCCAGTGCCAGTCGGCAAACCAGTACCGCCTAGCATGTTTGCGGTCGTTGACCCGCCCGTCGCTATACAATGAAGCGCCGTGCTTCCACTCGGTATCGTAAAGGCAAACCATCCTCCACCAGACGTAACCGGCTGATCGGCCGTGGTTGCAGCAACGTCAAGGACGTTGCAGTACATCGGATTAGTTCCGACGTTGCTAACGACGACTACCGCGCCTACTGGCAACGTGCCGCTGGAATCCGAGGTCGTGACGGTAAGAGGAGTGCCGCGGGCACCAGGCGTGAAACCGCCTAATGTAGAGGAGAACGTACCGTCAACATTGATCGAGCCGTCCGAATTGACCTTGAGCTGGTGCGTCAGCGTCGTCGGGTCGGCGATGAATACCGTGCCGAGATAGTTGGTCTGCTGGGCATGCGCGGCAGATGCGATGACGGCAGCGAACGCGACGACGATGAGGGCTTTGAGGTATTGCCTCATGATTGTGGAATCCCTTTCGTCCCCCGCATGTAGACCGTATAGCCGCCGTTCGGCAGCGCGCTGACCGTGGTGAATTTTATTTTGCCAGTAGCGCCGGTAATGATGGTTCCCGCTGACGCCGCCGCGAGACCGCCTATCTTGTGATAGTTCTGGCGGCCAGCGGTATCGCTACCGATATAAAGCGCGTTCTGCGGCATCGTCGCGTCCCAGATTATCTCAAGCCCCATGCCTTTGACGTTGAACTCAACCTCGACGATCTTGATGTGCGAGAGCGGATAGAAATTCTGCCCGTACAAGAAAATGCCGAGCGGCCCCGCCGCCGAGCCGTCCACCTTCACGACGCCAGTTTCGCCGGTTCCATCAGAGATCGAGGTGAAGACGTAGGCCCAATTCCTTCGGCCATTTTCTATAAGCTGAGACGTGACCACATCAACCATCGGTTTCTCCTAACCTCCCGACGGTGATTAGACCTGCGGCTGACCGAACAGCCCCGTCGTCGGGTTTGTGACGAGCGCTCCCATCGCCGGCGTCGTTCCCATAACCAAGCGTTTGGTGCCGTCTGACGCCGACTGCGTGGCATAGGTTCCGCGCACATCGCCGAGCAAATTAGTGGATGGGACGGTCGTTACCGCTGCCGTGTATCCGGTATTAGCCGTGATGGCCGTGCTATTCCAATTAATCCAAGTCTCACCGAAATAGTTGGAAACAATCCCGAAACCGTAGAGGTCGGCGGTCCCCACCGAATAGTTGTGTGTATCGGTGAATTGCGGCGTCACGGATACGATAGCCTTGACGGTCTTCAAGGCCACCGTGACGCTCTGCGTCATCGGATAGCCGTAGATGTCATAGGCAGAGACGATGAATATGCCGCCAGCGCCTCCGCTCACCCCAGAGATCGAGACACCGCGCCCGACATAAGTCGAGCGGCTGTAAAAGCCGGTCTGGAAATTGCCGCCAGAGCCGAATACCGCGAGCGACGGAAGGCCGTCAATCACGACCCCTGCGCTTAGGGTAAGCAATGACGGCATGAAGAAAGCCGGAGCCGCAGTAGTGAGTACGGTGATGCCAGCGCCCGTGGTGCTAACCAGCGTCATCGCGACACCGCTCGCCACATTCGCCAGCGCCGCAATGTTCGCCGTCGCAATCGCGCTCGGAACGTAGCTAGCAGTTAGCGGATAAGCAGCCCCGTACCAACCGACAATTCCGGGCTGCTTGGCCGATGAACCACCAGAATTATAGGGAAAGCGATGGTCCTGAATACCGGACGCCAAGAAGTCCATGCTCGGTGCCGCGTTGAGCGGGAAGCCGAGATCGTTGGGATTGCTGGACCGCTCAAGCGCGCGATTCGTCGGTGACCAGAAAGTCGTAACGTCGCCCATGATGGTCTCTCCTTCTCGCTACGCCAAAGCGCACGATGCGCAGGCGGTTTATACAGAGCGGAGGCTAGACCCCCGGTGTTGCGTAATACTGCCTAAAATCTGTGATTCCAGCAGAAAACCTCATGTACTGCGCAGCCTTAGCGTTCTTTGTATCAAAGTCATTGTCAGTATCGAACATAGGTTTATCGCGCCACATAAACCGCGCACCGTACGGGCAGTTAGTTCGGATAAACCATGCGGTTGCCGAGAGGAGATAATGGTTGACCATGATTCCTTTCGGAAACATCCCGGTCGCCTTGATGACGTTGATGGCGTTGTTAGCGGTATCGTTTTGCAGCACCGAGTGGATGATGCGATTCGCGTCGAACCAGTTCTGCGGCGCGATGCCGAGAGACTGAGGGATCAGCGCGATCTTGTTGCCACGGTAATCGACCGCCTGCATGACTTGAATCGCCAAATCCTCGATGGCGGTTTCGGAAAGGTCCGCCGATGTGGTGAGCAGGTTCGACTGGTTGCCGACCAATGACGGATGGCTTGCCGAAATAAATGCCGCATTGTCGCCGATTGGATAGGCAGTATTGAACGCCTGATTGAAGACGTTTGCTGCGATGATCTCTTCGGTCTGTCGGCCCGCGAAGGCGAGCATGGCCGCGCGGCGCTTCGATACCACCTCGTAGAGATCGTCGCGCAGCTCCTCGAAGGTGACGATGTAGCCGCCGGAATACGCGACGTGGGTGTATCGAGTGATCGAACCCTGGACTTCGCTATCGTAGTTGAGAGACTGCCCTTGGTCCTTCTCCCTCAACACGCCGAAGCCGGAGATTTCCACGTCCTCTTCGTAAGCCTTATCCGATGTCTCAATGTCGAACCATTCCGGATACTCCTGCGGGTGTTCGGCATATTGCCGGCCCCACCAAGTCTTGATTCCTGGCCAGAGTGCTTTCGGATGTGCGCCAGTTGTGATTACGCCGCCGACCGTTGCCATGTTCGTGTTCTCCTACGAGTTTTGTCAGTCGGCTTAGTAGCCGGTGATCGCCCAGAGGGCAGGGAGATTGAGGCGGACGGTCCAGCGAGCGTAGTTGCCGATCGCGTTGTCAGGGCCGCGGGTGAGTTCGAGAATGCGAAGCTGGAAGGTATTGGTCGTGGCGACCGTCGAACTGACGAGTTGCCAGCTTGAGAAGCCTGTCGTCGTGCTCCCGCCGCTTCCGGCTTGGAGATTGCCGTTGATGAATCCGGCATTCGCCGCCGTGATGTAGTTGCCGACCGAATCTTCCTGAACCGTGAAAAGCTGATTCGGGTCGTCCGTGATGAAGCCGTAGTTAGCCAACGAGGCCTGGCGGTAGATCGGGTTGCTTTGAAGAAGCGTGTAGCCCGAGCCGGCCGGACCGTTCTGTGGGGCGATAAATGCACCGAGGATGGTGTTGGTCGCGCCCGCCGTGGCAATGCCAACCGCAGGGACACCGAATGCGTCGGAACCGCCTAGCGGAACGACTGGGTCGCCTCGGAAGATATTGCCGGCTTGGCTAGTGGGGAAATATACCAGACGGCCTTGGCCGCTCCAGGCGGTGCCGTTGTCGTTAATGGGCGAAAGCCCAAAGGGCGCATTATTATTGGCCAAGACAGCCTCCAGAGGGTTGCAACGAAAGCGCGGAGACGCCCGTGCGCCTCACGCTTGCCTGTGCTGCCTGGAGTTACCTCGGCCGGAGTGCGGCCCTTAACCCTTCGTGACGCTTATCGGGCCTTTCCCCGAGCCTTCCGTGGGGTCGTAGAACTTGCCTTTATCGGAAGCTTGCGCTTGACCTGGCTTCGCCTGAAACGGCTTCGTCTTGATCGCGTCAATCTGCGCTGTTGCCTTCGCGTGTCTGGCGTCCATTTCCTCTTGCCAGAACACGTTCGGCAGTTCCATCGCGTAGGCGTAGAGGACTCCGTTATCTCGTCCACTACCTACTGCACGCTTGAGCGGTTTACCGTCTCGCGGGTTCATGATGTGAGACCAACCAGACGCTGATGCCTCGTCGATTCGGCCAGCGACATCATTAAACCAGTGGCGATGATAACCTTGTCGTTCAGGTAATGCAAGCTTCTGCTGCATTGCCCCGCCGAACGGTTTCCGAATTGCCCTAATTCTGGCGATGGCGTCTTCGAGTGATTCGCCTTCGTGCGGCGTGGAATCTGGAGCCAGCGAGTGATCGGCGGTCAAGTCCCTATCGATCTCAAGCGCAGGATGCGCGACGGCTTTCGGTGGCCGACCCGGCTTTCGCTTTTCGGGCTCGGCTTGCACCCCTTCCGGCGAGTAGAACGGCTCGGTCTTATCGACCATTTGGCTGGCTCCTAGGTTTCGGCAGCGATAGCACGTCGCCGTGCGGATCGGTGTAAAGCGCCATGTATTCCGCCTCTGTGTAATCCGCCATATGCCGTTTAGCTCGGTTGAACGCCGCGCGGGCCTGGGCGCGTTCCGCAGGGTCTTGGATCGAATTGATTGTCGTCGCCACCGTACCGGGGCGCGGTGCCGGAGGATCAGCCGTGGGCTGCGCTACCGACGCTGCGCGGGCGCGGGCCGCAAGTCGCGGTGCTGGCTGTGCCGGTTCGCGCGGTGCTGCGGGGACACCGAATCGCTCCGGATACCGCTCTTCCACGCGGCTCTTGGCTTCCTCCAGAAGTTCACGGTCCAGTGCAGGGTCAGCGTTCAGCGTGGCTTGGCTGGCATTGCGCTCGTTGAGCACTGCTTGATGAAAGGAAACCATCGTGTCCGATAGAAGCTTGTCGGCGTTGAACCACGGATTCTCGGCGATAAAAGCTCGCGTGGTCGGTGTCATCGCCGGGGCCGTTGGTGCCCGTGGTGCTGGGTTTGCTGTGCGCGCCGCAGGTTCGGCCGCAGCCGCCGGCCGGGATTCCTGCAACGCCTCCGCCTGCTCGACAAGCTGATCAAAAGCCTTGGTATCGCCTGCCTCTACCGCCTGGCGCTGCTTGGCCTTAATCTCCGCCATTGCCCGGTCGTAACCGGCTTGGTTTGCACGCGCTCCCATGTCGCGTAAGTCCTTGATGATGTGTAGTTGTTCCTCGGAAGTTGACCGCAGGCCGGAAATTTCGCCTTCGAGTTTGCCGACACGCTCCGTTAGGCGGCGGTTCTGGTCGCGAACTATCGGGAGGATGTTCTCGCCGCGTGCGATGAAGTCGGCGGCTGGTTGCCATTTACCAGGAGGGCCACGGTATTCCACCAACGGCTTCCAGCCCATCTCACGGGCTCGAACCTCGGTGGCGGCTTCGGCCGCATTCTCGGCATCGGCATCTGCCGGGAGTTCAACGTTGTCCGCAGGCAATTCGACATCCGCCGGAAGGCTGCTCTCGACCGTACCGCCTTGCGCCATGATCAGCTTCCCTTTTTCAGCAACGGGATGGCGAGCAAAAATGCAATGCAACACAAAGCTGCCAGCACTGCTGCAAGCTCAATCTCCACGGCTATTAGATGTGGTATCATTAGTTATCCCCTGTTTTTTTCTTCCGGCTCATACGTCGCGCCGATGCTGCCGTAATCCATGATTCGGTACATCTTGCCGTCGCGGCCCTTGACCTGCTTGCCAGCGTATTTCTCGACATAAACGCGATCTCCCGGCTTCGGTTTGTCACCGCTCCAAGGCGTCATGTCTTCGTTGAGGAGGAAAGCACCGGGCGCGCACGAAACGAGGACGCCGCTTTCGGCCGCCATGCTCATGCGCTCGATGAGGTCTTCGGGAAGGTCTATGCCGCCGCTGGTCTTGGTTGAACACTCGTCCATGAGAACGAGAACAGTCTTGCCAACGACACGGACACCGCTTGAGTCCTGGCCCGACCATTTGGCCGGGACGTACTCAGCCTGGATTCCCTTGATCAGTCTCGGTTCCATCTGTTCCTTCTTGCCTATAGAAGTTCCGAATATCATCAAGCGCCAGGTTTTGCAATTCGCGCAGCGTCAATAGGCACCCGCGAATCACATC